CAGATCGCGGCGATGGCAGGCCTGGACGAGCAGCTCGCCGCGGCCCAGGTCGAGGTACGCGGGCTGGAGCGGGATCTGGAGCTGTGGGAGCGGGAGGTACGCGGGTGATGGGCGACGCGCAGCGGGAGCACTACCTGGCGGCGGAGCGGCTGCTGGCCGCGGCCGACGGGTGGATGGACGCCGACATCGGGTGGCAGGCGCACATGTCGACCGACGAGCGGATCGCGCGCCGGCGGGCTGACCTGGCCGCGGCGCAGGTCCACGCGACCCTCGCCGCGGTTCCCGCACCGCTGGGCCCCGCGCGCATGTTGCAGGCCGTGCCGGACGGTCCGGATGAGGACAGCGAGCGGGAGTGGGCCGCCGAGGGCATGGCGACCGCGCTGTCCGGGCTGCCGGACGACGCCGGCCGGGACCTGGACGACGATGAGGACGGCCGGCCGTGACCGCGGCGCTGTTCGAGGCGCCGGCCGGCGCCGGCGCGGCGTCGGGGTTGGTGGCGTGCCGATCGTGGACCTGCTGACGCTGCTGCCGTGCGGTGAGCCGGGGACGCGGCGGCTGCGGGTGGCGTGCCGGGCCGGTCACGCCGGCCTGGTCGAGGTGTGTCCGGAGCACGAGCACCAGGTGTTGGCGGCCGGTGAGGTGTTGGCGTGTCTGCGGTGTGAGCGGGCCGGCGCGCCGGCGGATATGGCGGCCTGGCCGCCGTGAGGAGCTGCCGCGGCGGCCGGGCGCGGCCCGGCCGGCTGGCTCGGGCATCCCCCCGCCCGGGCCCGGGCCTCCCCCGGCCTGTTGCTGGCCTGGCCCCTGGCCGCCGCGGCTGACCAGCACGATTCTTCCCATTCCGACATGACGAGTGAGGGACAGATGACGGTGGAGCAGCTCGACCCGGCCGGCCCGGCCGCGGTGGAGACCGAGGCCGAGCAGGCCGCGCGGGCGCGGCGGGAGTGGGCGGCCGCAGATGTGTCACCCGGGGCGGTGGCCGACCTGCTCGGCCGGGTCGGCCCGTCGTACTGGGTGTGGCTGGCCCCAGGCGTGCGCACGGCCAAGGGCCGCTGCGCGGACTGCCGGCGAGTGGTGCGGATCAACGTCGGGACGACCGCCGCCAAGCACGACCCGGTCAGCGGTGACCAGACGTGCGAGGGCAGCGGGCAGAAGGTACTGAGCCGGTACGAGGTCGCCGCCGGCGACACCGTCGGCGCCGCCGCGGCCGCCGCCGGCGAGCCGGCGGCGGCCGGGGCGGGCGAGCAGCCGCCGGCCCCGCCGGCCGCTGATGGCGGCCCGGCGCCGGTAGTGCTGGCGATGGTGGCGTTGGACGAGCTGACCGCGCATCCGAGCAACCCACGCCGGGACGTCGGGGACGTGACCGAGCTGGCCGAGTCGATCCGCGTGCACGGCCTGCTGCAGCCGGTCGTGGTCGCCCCGGCCGCGGACGCCGACGGCCGGTGGGTGCTGATCGCCGGGCACCGCCGCGCCAAGGCCGCCCGGTGGGCCGGGCTGGTTGAGGTGCCGGCGGTGGTCCGCCCGGACCTGGACACCCCCGGCCGGCAGCTGGAGGCGATGCTCGTCGAGAACGGCCGCCGCGTGGACCTGACCGCCATCGAGGAGGCCGAGGGCTACCGGCAGCTGAAACTGTTCGGCTACCGGCCGGCGCAGATCGCCGCCGCGACCGGCCGCAGCAAGGCGACGGTCGACCGGCGGCTCGCGCTGCTGCGGCTGCCGGAGTCGGCCCGGGAACGGCTGCACGGCGGGCAGCTGTCGATCGGCGACGCCGAGGCGATGGCCGAGTTCGCCCGCGACGGGCAGACTCTCAACGCGCTGGCCCGGGTCGCCGGAACGCGGGACTTCGAGTTCGAGCTACAGCGGGCCCGGCGCCGGCGGGACAACGCGGTCAAGGTCGCGGCCGCCGCCGCCGAGGCCCGGGCCGCCGGGGTGACGGTGCTCGACGACCCGCCGCAGGGCTGGCATGCCTGGCGGCAGCTCGATGAGTCACCGCAGGGCACGCCGTACCGGCTGAGCTGGATACCCGCGTCACGGATCGGCGGGAGCGACGCGGCGCACGCCGAGACTTGCCCGCACCACGCGGTCGTGCCCGACCCGGACGGCGGGGAACTGGTCGCCTGCTGCCTGAACCCGGCCAGCCACGCCCGCGGGAACGCGTCCACCGGCGACGACGCCGGCCTGGACGGGTTGGACCCGCAGGCGACCGCCCGCGCCGAGGCGGACCGGGCGCAGGCAGCCCAACTCCGCGAAGACCTCGCCGCAGCCAAAGCGGCCCGGGACGCGTTCGTTACCGACCTGCTGGCGCCGGGCTACCGGCCCCCGGCGGCGGCGCGGGAGGCGATGTTGCGGCATGCGATCGCCGCGGCCGCGCGCTACGACGACAACGAGGACAGCGCCCGGGCGTGGCAGTTGCTGGGCCTGCCGCCGCTGGAGCCGGCCGAGGACGGCGACGACCCAACGACCCATGACGTGATCGACCAGCTGTGCCAGCTGGTCGCCGGCTGGTCGGTGGAGCGGCTGGTCCAGGTCGTCTACGCGCTGCTGGTCGTCCCGTTCGCGCCGCCGCTGGACGCCGGCCGGCGCGAGTGGGACGGCGACGGGTGGCGGATCTCCGCCGTCGAGCACCTCGACCACCTGCAGCGGCTGGGCTACCAGCCGTGCGAGGTCGAGCGGCGGATCCTCGCCGAACTGGCGGCCGAAGCCGCCGCCGGCGAGGCGAGCGCCGACGCGGCCGACGGGGATACCGCCGGCGAGGAGGGCCGCGAGGGCGAGGTGGCGGCGCCGGTGCGCACCTGCGCGCGATGTGGGTGCACGGACGAGCAGGCGTGTGCCGGCGGCTGCGAGTGGATGGCCGGGCGGCCTACGGGCGACCAGTTGTGTTCGGCGTGCGCGTCGACGCCGCCGGCGCCGTGACCGGGCCGGCCGGGCCGGGTGGCGCCGGGCGGTTCGACGGGCTCTACGGCCAGGCGATCCGGCTGCCGGTACCGCCGGGCGCGGCGGCGGCCGAGACGGTGTGCTGGTGGCTGCTGACCGCGCCGCAGGCGCACCCGCTGTGGTCGCAGTACGCGCTGTGCTGCGTGCGGCTGCGCGACGGTCTGCCGCCGGTGCGGCAGTACATCGGGACGACGCACGAGCTACTGCTGGTCGCGCTCGACCCCGGGCCGGGCCGGTACGACGAGGCCGCGATGGCCGGCTACGCCGAGGCCGGCAACGGCCTGCCGTACCTGGTGCCGGTGAACATCGCCGAGCAGTTCATCGCCACCGACGATGAGATGACCCGGCTGGCCGAGCTGGCCGCCCGCGCGGTCGCGAACGGCCTGCTGTGGCCGGAGACCGCCGACGCCCCGGGGCTGGTCCGCGCGTCGTGGCGCGAGTCGCTGGTCAAGACGCTCGCGCACATCCGGGGCGAGGTGCACGCCCGGTGAACCGGCGACCGCGGTGGGACCAGGTCACCGTGCCCAGCGTGGATTCGACATGACGTTGACGGTGCCGACGTGGGACCTGGTCGGGGTGATCGCTGACTGCGTGCCGTTCGCGCATCCCGATGACGAGCTGCCGATGCTGCACGGGGTGCGGGTGGAGTGGGACGGGCGGATGCTGCACGCGCTGGCCACCGACCAGCTGCGCATCGCCTGCTCGTCCTGGCATCCCGACGACGACCCCGGCCCGGGACAGCAGGACCACCTGCTGTCGCGCTGGGGCGGCCCGGCGGACCCGTGGGGTGTGTTCCTGACCCTCGACGACGCGAAGAAGCTCGTCAGCGTCTACAAGCTGCCGGCCAAGCAGGCCCGCGCGCCGCTGACGGTCGAGGTCGACCTGGCCCGGCTGACCGTGCGCCGGGCCTCGGACACAGGCCATCCGGCGATCGCCGCGGCGTTCGACGGCCTGGACGTCGACTTCCCCGACGTCCGCCGGTTGCTGGCTAAAGCCGCCTCGCTGGAGCGGGTCGACCAGGTCGCGTTCTCCGGCACCGGCCTGGCCGACTTCGGCCGGGTCCGCCAGGTCGCCCCGCTCGAGCTGCGCTTCACCGGCCCGACGTCGCTCGCCCACGTCGCGATCGGCTCCCGGTTCACCGGCGGGATCCTCCCGGTCAAGCTCGGCAAGACCGCCAGCGGCCGGTCATGACCACCACCGCACCACCCCTGGACACCGATGGAGGCAACCCGTGAACGCGGTCGAGCTGCCGGCGGTCGAGCTGGCCCGACTGATGCGCCGTACCTGGCCGCACACCGCTGGCCCGGGCGACCACCCACAGCTGCGGGTGGTCCGGCTGGAGTGGGACGGCGCCACGCTGCACGCTGTGGCCACCAACCGGTTCCGCCTGGCCTGGGCCCGGCACACCCCGCCGGCCGGAGCGGCGCGGCCGGCAGGGCCGTGGGCGGTGCACCTGCCGGCCGAGCACGCCCGGGCGCTGGCCGTGACCTGGTGGCAGATCGCCGCCAACAGCGGGGAATGTGCCAACTGCGGCGACGGTGTCGGCTGCTGCGCGAGCTGCCCGGAACACGCCTACCCGGCCCAGGGCCCGGCGCTGCTGGCCGGCCCGGACGACGGGTGGCTGGTGGTCGAGGCCCCGGCGGGGCAGCCGGGTGGGCGGTACCGCCTGGCCGAGGTCCCCGACCCCGCGCGATGGCCCGCCAGCATGCCGGACTCGCGGCGGCACTGGCGTGACCTGTTCCACCCATCCGCAACCGAGGTACAGGCCGGCAGGGCGGTCGCCGGCGCCGCGGTGGCGGCGTTCGCCGACGCCTACGGCGAGCCGTGCATGGTGCGGTTCACCGAGCTGGGACCGCTGCTGCGGCTGGACATCGAGGACGACTACACCGGCCTGATCGCCTACCAGCACGGCGGTATCACCAGGTCACTGGCCCAGCCCTGATGGGCGGCGACCTGGACGCGCGGGAAGCGGTGTTCCTGCGCGAGCTGCGACTGGAGCAGGCGGCGCGGCCGCCGGCGCCGTGGCGGTCCTACGACGCTGCGGCCGGCCGCCGCCGCCGCGCCGAGCTGGCCGCGGCGCTGCACCTGGTCGACGACTACGAGCCCACCACCGAGGCGGCCGGGCCGGCCGCTGGTGCGCCGCAGCGGCCCGGGTCGCGTGGCCTGCGGGTGGTCTCGTGATCGCCGATGTGCGGTCCCGGGCCCGGGCCGCGACCGGCGAGCTGCTCACCGCCGTGGTGGCTCTGGCCGGGCTGTCTAGGGAGGAAGCCGAGCGGCTGCTGGCGGTGGCCGCGCCGTTCGGGGCGCCGGTGTCGGTGGAGGCGCTGGCGGTCGCGCTGCACAAGGCGGGCGGGTTCGGGCTGCAGTTGGTCGTCACGCTGCCTTCGCCGACGCCGGATGAGGCCGGCGGGGAGCGGTAGGTGTCGTGGGCGAAATTGGGCGACAACGCCGCGGACTACCCGCCGGTGTTGCGGGGCGGCCAGCTGCTACAGCCGGCCGGGATCGACCTTGCCGGCCCGGGCGGTGCGCTGGTGCGGGCGACGCTGGTGCTGGGCTTCGTGGTGCAGTGCGCGGCGCATTCGGCCAGCCACTTCACCGACTACTGGATCGACGGGAGCGTGCCCTGGCGGATGGTGGGCCCGGCGGCACCGGCGTTGTCGGCCGCCGCGGCGGCCGCGGGCCTGTGGGCGCCGGCCGAGCGGGACGGGGTGCCGGGCTGGCAGCTGGTCGACGACCCGGACTTCATCCACCTGATCACGCGCCGGGAGAAGGAGTGGGAGCGGCAGCGGCGCGCGGACTCGGCGAATCCGGCGCTGACCGTGCCCGCGCGCCGCCGCGATGGCGACGAGTGCCGGTACTGCGGCAAGATCGTCAACTGGCGGGCCCGCCGCGGCGGCCGCGCGGGTCAGTACGACCGCGACGCCTCCACCGTTGACCATCGCGAGCCGGGCCGACCGGCGAAGGTCAGCACGCTGGTGGTGGCGTGCCTGGCCTGCAACTCCGGGCGCCGCGACGACCCTGAGGCCGACCTGCGTTACCCGCTGCGACCCGTCCCAGCCCGACCGTTCTACGGCCCGGAGACCGTCGAGTTCCTGGCGGCCCACGGCGTCGACGTCCCCCTCAGCGACCCCGCCGCACCCAGCGGCGGGACACCGCACCCGCGGCCCGGCCCCACGCCGGAGAACGCGAGCGACCCCGCCACCCCCAGTGGCGGGACACCGCACCCGGCAGCGCACAGCGCGCCCGACGTCGACAGCCCACCGCCGGCGGCAGCACCGGACACCGGCGCCGCCGCCCCGGATCTGCAGATCCCAGCAGATCCCGAGGCTGAACGCCGGGTCGGGACGGGACGGGTCGGGTCGGGCAAGGACGGGCCGGAACGGCGCGGGCCGCGACGGGCCGGGACGGGCCGGGACGGCGAGCAGGCCACCTCCAGACCGCCGGCCCTGCTCGCCTGGTGCCGCAGCTGCCAAGCCGAGACCGAGCACGCCGGCGGCGAACCCGCCGGCACCGGAACCTGCCTGGGCTGCGGCACCGACCGGACCACCCCCGACCCGCACCACCCGCCGCAGCGCCCCGCCGCGCCCGGCCGGCCGCGGCGGTCCCGCCGCGGCGGCCGCGGTCGACCACGACCCGGAGGCAGCAGTCCATGACCACCATCACCAGGCCGCCGACGCGGCGCCGGGCAGCACAACCGAGGTGCAGCATCTGCCAGCGGCGGCTCGACTCCGTCCTGACCGGACGCGGCACCCACCCACTGTGCGACCCGACACCCGACCCGGCACCGGCGCCGGCGCCAGCGGCCGGAACGCCGGAAGGGCGGCGCTGATGGTCGGCGACCCGCCGGTCTGTGTCCGGTGCACGAACCGGCACGAGCCGGCCGAGCAGGGCAACGGCGCCGGCTGTTGCCTGCGGGTCCTGGCCCGCGGCGGCGCCGGCGACGTGGTGTGTGGGCGGCGGGTGTCGGCGGGCTGGTGTGAGGGCTGTACCCGGGCGGCTGCGCGGGCAGTGGCCGGCCTGCCGGAGCTGTACGCGCAGGTGTGGCTGGGCCTCGGGCCGGCCGCGGCGGGCCCGTCCGCCGGCCGCCGCGGCGGCGGGGCGGTCGAGCCGGGGATGCCGATCGGGTCCGGCGCCGGCGTGCAGCTGCTGGTCGACCTGGTCGACGTGGTGTGTGGCTGGGAGGACGAGCTACGGCGCTCGGCCGGGTTCGCCGCCCGCCCGGCACGGCGGGCACCGGCCGCGAGCGTCTCGGCGTGGGACCGGCCGATCGCCGCGGTCCGCGCGGAGCGGGCCTGGCTGCAGGACATCGCGCAGGCCTGCCGCGGCCAGCTGGCGGCCGAGGACCTGACCGAACAGGACCGCGGCCGGTTGCAGGCCCGGCTGGACGAGCTGCTCGACCGGGTGCGCGACTGCGGCCGGCGGGAACGGGTGCTCAAGCTACGGCGGTCCGAGCGGCTCGCCGAGCTGGACGGGCAGCGCGGCCCGACCCTGGTCGCCGCCTGCCGGTTCCTGGGCGCGCACCTACCCGCGCTGCTGGCCCTCGACCCGGCCGCCGGCGACGAGTTGCTCGACCTGGCCCGGCGGGCCGGCCGGCTGGCCGGGACCGGCCGACTGGTCCACCACCTCCCCGCACCGTGCCCGGCGTGCGGGCTGCGGACGCTGGTCCGCGTCGATGGCGCCGGCCATGTGGAGTGCGAGGGCTGCGCGGCGCGGTGGGACGAGTCGGCGTACCGGCGGCTGACCGTCGTCCTCGCCGCCGAAGCCGCCGCCGACGGCCGGACGGAGGGTGGTGGGTGATCCAGCTCGACACGCCGCCGGGCCTGGCCGGCCGCTGGTACACCGCCGGCGAGGCCGCGGCGGCCGCGTGCGTCCACCCGCGGACCGTCCGCCGCTGGATCGATGCCGGCCTGCTCGCCGCGGCCGCGGTGGACGGCGTCGACCACGTCAACGCCCTGGCGCTGGCGCGGGTCGAGCAGGCCCGGCGGCTGTCCCGCCACCGCGGCAGACACGCCGCCTGGGCCGCGCATGCCGGGATCCTTGACAACGGTGCCCTAACCTCTGGTCAGTCTCGCCAGCAGTGCGTCCGGCCGGAGTGACGGCCGATGCCGCTGCGGCCCTGCCTCGGATCGTCGGTCGCCCGGCCCGGTCACGTCCTGGTGCAGGACGCCAACCGGTGCCCGGCGTGCGGCCGTGCCGTGCAGCGGGCCAAGGACGCGCGGCGGCCGGCCCGGCTGAGCCGAGCCGAGCAGACGCGGCGGCGGGCGGCGGTGACCGCGCACGTCACCGCGCGCGGCTGGGTATGTCCCGGCTACCAGCGGCCCGCCCATCCGAGCACCGACCTGACGGCCGACCACGTAGCAGCGGTCGCCGCCGGCGGCCCGGAGTCGGGGCCGCTGCAGGTCCTGTGTCGGCGGTGCAACTCGGCCCGCGGCGCGCGAGGGGATGCCCTTCCGCAATGACGCCATCCGGGCCGGCCAGCCTCCCCCCGGCCACCCGTCCCGCACCGTGTACGGGTCTGGAACGGATCGAATGGGCCGCTGATCTGCGGATTTGACTGTGAGTAATCGTCGGCGATCTTGGAAGGATTCCGGGCGATGGCGGGTATCGGACCACCGCCGAAGGACCCTTCGCAGCGCCGCCGGCGCAACCCCGCCGTAGCGATGACGCCGCTGCCGGCCGAGGGTCGGAAGGGGCCGCCGCCGGCGTGGCCGCTGGAGCCGCCGCGGGACGCGCGTAACCGGATCCGCAAGCGGGACGAGGAGCGCGAGCTGGCGCTGTGGCGGGAGATCTGGCGCACGCCGCAGGCGGTGATGTGGGCGCGGATGAAGTGGACCCACGAGGTGGCGCAGTACGTGCGGTGGCGGGTGCACGCCGAGCGCGGCTCGATCGAGGCGGCGAAGGAAGCCCGCCAGCTCGGTGACCGGCTCGGCCTCTCGCCGCTGGCGCTGCTGCGGCTGCGGTGGGAGATCACCGACAAGAGCAACACCGGCCAGCCGGCTGGGCCGACGGCGGAGGTACGGCAACTGAGGGCGGTGGACTGATGCGGCCCTACCAGCTCGGCGACAGCGCGCTGCGGTACTGGCTGACCGAGCCGCGCGACGCCGCGTTCCACTACCGCGGCCGGCTGCTGTGTCGCCTGCTCGGCCGGCACGGCGCGGTGTGCGCTGGCCGCCGCGACCACCGCCGGCCGCGGCCGGGCGGATAGCCCGGTGCCGTGGCGCGGGCCGGAGGTGCCAGGGGAGTACCCGACGCTGGGCTACGCGGTCGGCGCGTGGATCGAGGCGGTACTGCCGATCCCCGACGGCGTGCACCAGGGCGAGCCGTACGCGCTGACGGACGAGATGTGGCGGTTCCTGTTCCGGTTCTACCGGCTGCGGCCCGATGCGGTGGCCGACGAGCACCGGCCGTCGGCAGCGTTCGCGAACCGTGGCGGTCTACTGATGCGGCCGCAGAAGTGGGGCAAAGGGCCGTTCGCGGCGGCGATTTGCCTGGCCGAGGCGTTCGGGCCGGTCCGGTTCGCCGGCTGGGACGCCGCCGGTGAACCGGTGGGCGTGCCGCAGCCCACGCCGTGGGTGCAGATCGTGGCCACGAGCGAGGAGCAGACCGACAACACCTGGCTGTGTGTCTACGAGATGGCCCGCCGCAGCCCGATCGCGGACGAGGCGGGTGTGGACATCGGGGTGCAGGACATCAACCTGCCCTCCGGCGGGAAGATCGAGCCCCGTACGTCGTCGGGGCGGGCGCGGCTGGGTGCGCGGCTGACGTTCGCGGTGTTCGACGAGTCCGGGCTGATGGTCGAGTCCAACGGCGGCGTGCTGCTGGCCACGACGATGAAACGGAACATCGGCGGGATGGGCGGGCGGTGGTTGGAGACCACCAACGCCTACGACCCGTCGGAGCGGTCGATCGCGCAGCGCACCCACGAGTCCAAGGCGCCGGACGTGGTTGTCGACTACCGGCCGCCGCCGCGGCGCCCGGACCTGGCCGACGACGAGGCCGCGCTGGCCGCGTTGGCGCTCGTGTACGGCGATTCGTGGTGGGTCGACCGGCACCGGGTGCTGGCCGACGCCCGGGATCCGGCGGTGTGCCCGACGACCGCCGACGCGCTGCGGTTCTTCTTCAACCTGCTGGAGGTCGGCGTCTCCGATGCGGTCGACGCCACCCACTGGGACTCCCGCGCGCGGGCCCGGGACCTGGCGCCTGGGGACATGGTGTGTCTGGGTTTCGACGGCTCCCGGTCGCGGGACTTCACCTCGCTGGTGGCGTCGCGGGTGACGGACGGCCGGTGGTTTCACCTACGCAGCTGGGACCCGGCCGAGCACCCCGGCCACCGGGTGCCGCGCGGCGAGGTCGACCAGGTGATGACCGACGCGTTCGCCGCCTACGACGTGCGGTTCCTGTTCGGCGACCCGTACGGCTGGCAGTCGTACTTCGACGTGTGGTCCGCGCGCTGGCCGGACCGGGTGGTGGAGTTCCCCACGAACGTCGAGACCCGGATGGACGACGCGATCACCCGGTTCATCGCCGCGACCGTCGAGGACTGGACCCATGACGGTGATCCGGTGCTGGCCGCGCACGCGAAGGCCGCGGCGCTGGCGAAGGGCCGCCGGCGGGCACCGCGGCCGAACGAGGATCCGGCGGTGCCGCGGCACTACCTGAAGATCGTGAAGAAGCGCGAGACCGAACACATCGACGGTCTGGTCGCGGGAATCCTCGCCGAGGCCGCCCGCGGGCACGCGATCGAGTCCGGCGCGCTGACCGACACCGGCCCGGTCGCCCTGGATGGCTCGTTGATGGCGTGAGGAGGACAGCGTGACCGCGTTCCTGTCGCGTGTGGACCGAACGGTCTCCCAGATCGAGGAGGAGGCCGCGCGGCTGGATCCGGTACGGGTGGTGCTGACGCTGCTGGCGGTGGTGCCGTTCGTGGTGGGCTGGCTGGTCCGCAAGGCCACGGTGGCGGCGTGGGTGGTGCTGTCGTGGGCGTGGACGGCCGCGCTGGTCGGGTGGCGGCTGGCCGCGCCGGCCAAGCCCGAGGCCGGCGGGTAGCCGGTGGGTCTGATCGAGCGGGTCGCCGCGGCGCGGCGGCCCCGGGCGGAGCTGGGCTGGCGGGCCGGGCCGGGCGTGGTCGACCGGTTCGAGGCCGCCCGCGGGCACTCGGACGAGCGGTTCTCCCCGGAGCTGTACGGGGACTACATCGCGACGTCGTCGGAGGTGTACTCGGCGGCGTTGCTACGGGCCCGGCTGATGTCGGGTCTGCCGCTGCGCCTGTACGCCGGGCGCGGGTCGGCGAAGCAGGAGGTGAGCACCGGCCCGGCCGCGCAGATGCTGCGGACGGTGAACCCGCACTGGACGTGGCCGCGGCTGGCGCGGATGGACGAGCTGTGCATGTGCCTGTGGGGCGAGTCGTACTGGGCGGTCGAGCGCGGGCCGGACGGCATGCCGCTGGACATCTACTGGATGAAGCCGTCGCGGGTGCGGCCGGTGCCGCACGAGACGAAGTACCTGACCAGGTTCCTGTACGAGTCGCAGGTCTCGGGTGAGCTGATCCCGTTCGAGGCCGACGAGGTGGTGTGGTTCCGCTACCCGAACCCGGTCGACGAGTTCTCCGCGCTGTCGCCGCTGGGCGCCGCGCGGCTGGCCGCCGACACCGCCTCGGCGATGATGAAGTCGAACCGGGCGCTGTTCACGCAGGGCCTGCAGCTGGGCGGGCTGGTCGTCCCGGACACCGACAAGGTCACGTTCACCAAGGAGCAGGCCGAGGAGCTGCAGGCGCAGCTAGACCGCCGGTTCCGCGGGGTGGACAAGGCCCACAAGTGGGCGGTGCTGCGGTACGAGGCCCAGTTCCGCAACCTCGGGGTGACCCCGAAGGACGCGGAGTTCGTCAACGGGCTGAACCTGACGCTGCGGCAGGTGTGCAACGCCTACGGCATCCCCAGCCCGCTGCTCAACGACCTGGAGCACGCGACGCTGGCCAACGCGGTCGAGTTCCAGAAGATCCTCTGGTCGCACGCGCTGGTCCCCGACGCCGGGTTGAAGGCCGGCGAGATCGAGGAGCAGTTCCTGCCGATGTTCGGCCGCCGCGCGGGCCGGCCGGCCACGGCCGACCACTGCGAGCACGACTTCTCCGGCGTGCCGGCGTTGCAGGAGTCGGCGACCGAGGCGTGGTCGCGGGAGCGGCAGGCGATCGAGATCGGCCGCCTGACGATCAACGAGATCCGCGCCCGCGCCGGGGAACCTCCGGTCCCGTGGGGTGACGTGTGGTGGGCGCCGGTGAACAAGTCCGCCGTCCGCGACGCCGACTCGACCCCGCAGGGCGACACCGCCCCGACCGGCGACCCGGCCGGCGCCGAGCCCGACGCCGACGCCAGCGCCCAGGACGGCGGCGACGGTGGGGACCTGGCCGCCGGGGTGGAGCTGGTGCTGTCGGCCCTCAACGGCCATTCGTCGAACAGGAGCGTGCCGTGACCGATCGCAGGCTGGCCTACGGGCGGGCGACGCTGGCCGGGCCCCGGGAGTCCGGCCCGGTGGTGTTCTCCGCCAGCACCGAGGGTCTGAACCGGTACGGGTTCCGGCTGCGCAACGACGGGTGGCGGCTGGACCACTACCAGGCGAACCCGGTGTTCCTGTGGATGCACGACACCTGGTCGCCGCCGATCGGCCGCGCTGAGGCGTCGCTGGACAGCGGCGGCAAGACGCTGGCCGCGGCGGTCACGTTCGATTCCGAGGACGAGTTCGCGGCAGGGATCGAGCGGAAGTACCGGGCCGGGTTCCTCAACGCCGTGTCGGTCGGGTGGGACTTCGTGAACCCCGACGGCTCGCCGATCCTGGACTGGTGGCGGCTGACGCCCGAGCAGATGGTCTCCGATCAGGTGTTCTACGACCTGTGCGAGATCAGCGCGGTGCCGGTCCCGGGTGACCCGGGCGCGCTGACGCAGCAGCACCGCCTCGCGCTCGGCTCGCTCGGCCGGGAGCTGGTCGACCTGTGCGACGACCGGGCCCGCGCGCAGCGGACGCACCGCGCGCCGGCTGCGGCCGGGGCGGAGCTGCAGGCCGCGGTCGCCGCCGAGCTTGCCCGCCGGGGCATCACAAGCACCGACCCGTCGACCCCCGCCGCGGCGGCGGGTGTGGACGCAGATGCAGCGCGGGCTGTCCTCGCTGCCTTCACCATGGGAGAGGACTGACCACCGTGCCCGAAGAGACGCTCACTCTGGAGCAGCTGGCCACCGACATCCGGGCCAAGCTCGACGCGATCAGCGGCGACGTGGCCGCCCGGGTGTCTGACGAGCGGCTCACGCAGCTGGTCAAGGACGCCGTGGAGGGCCTGGCCGGCGACGAGGAGTTCGCCCGGAAGCTGCGCTTCGGCGGCGGCCCGGAGCGGCAGCTGGTCGGGACGAAGTACGCCCGCTGGGGCCTGTCCCTCGGCGACGTCGAGTTCCTCTACGACCTACAGAACAGCCTGCGTGGGCAGCGGCGGGTGTCCGATCCCGGGGTGTACGAGGGCCCGTCGGATGAGCTGTCGCGGACGTTCGACGCGGTGTCGGAGGCGTACTACCTGCCTCAGGACAAGGTCCGGGAGCTCGACCGGCAGGCGATCGACAACCTGTTCCCGCGGCTGCCGCTGTCGCAGTTCCACGGCCGCGACCGGGAGCTGGCCCGCGCCGGGAAGTGGGAACTGACCCGCGCCTACCAGCTGGCCAACGACGCGATGGACACCGCCGAGTCCGGGTTCGGGCAGCAGCTGGTCGGCGCCCAGTACGTCGGGGACCTGTGGGAGGCGCCGCGGCGGCTGGGCCGGGTGTTCCCGCTGATCGACTCGTTCGAGATGACGGCGCCGTCGTCGTTCCTGCCGGTCGAGGTCGATATCCCCGAGATGCTGTTCGTGGCGGAGAACACCGGCTCGAACAGCTCGGAGTACCCGACGGGTAACACCGGCAGCCAGCGCGTGCAGGTCGACGCCAGGAAGTTCGTGATCCACCAGATGTGGTCCGGGGAGATGGAGGAAGACGCGATCCTGCCGTTCATCCCGTTCCTGCGCCGGCAGGCGGCGCTGTCGGTGGCGCACTACTCCGACTCCCTCGTGCTCAACGGCGACACCACCACCGCCGGCACCGGGAACATCAACTCCGACGACGCCGCGCCCGCGTCGACGAAGCACTACCTGGCGTTCAACGGGATCCGCAAGGCCGCGATCATCGACAACACCGGCAACGCGGTCGACGCCGCCGGCGGTGTGACCCTGGGCCTACTCAACCAGCTGCGCGGGAAGATGATCGACCTGTCCCGGCTGGTCGACTGGGGCCACCCGACCGACGCCGGGGACCTGGTCTACCTGGCCGACCCGGAGACCGCCGACCGGATCGCCATGATCGACGAGGTGCTCACGGTCGACAAGTACGGGCAGAACGCGACCATCCTCAACGGCGAGCTGGCCCGGATCGGCCCATACCCGCACGTGTCGACGATCGCGATGTCCAAGACCGCCGCCGACGGCAAGGCCGACTCCGCGACCCCGGCGAACAACGTCAAGGGGCAGGTCGCCTGCTTCAACCGCCGCGGATTCAAGACCGGCTGGCGGCGGCGGGTCATGGTCGAGTCCGACCGCGTCCCCGGCCGCGACCAGACCCGCATCTTCTACTCGCTGCGCCTGGGGTTCGGCCGATTCACCCCGACCGGCGCCGCGTCCGGGATCGAGGCCGCCTCCGTCCTCTACGACGTCACCGTCTGACCGCGCGGAGGACAGGAACAGGAACGGAGCCGGCGCATGCCTCCCATTGATCGTGTCATCGCCCGCGGCCAGCTGGTGCCGCTGACGTTCATGCAGTCCGACGCCGCGAACTCGCAGACCAACGCGGCACTGACCGTCGCCGAGTGCCGCGACACCGCGGCGACCGCCGACGACCAGAACGCCGCTGACGGCTACACCATCCCGTGGGACTTCGAGGTCGTGGCGGTGTCGGTGCGGGTCGCGGCCGCCGACGCCCGCACCGCCGGCACGCTGACCGTCGAGCCGCTGGTCAACGGGTCCGCGACCGGCCTGACCACCGCCCTGGACGCGACGAACACCCAGGGCAGCAAGGCGGTCCAGCTCCGCGGCTCGGACACCGCGGCCGCCGGCGGGAAGGTCGGCGCCCGCATCACCACCGCCTCCTGGACGCCCGTCACCGCGGATGTGGTCGTGACGGTCTGGGTCCTGGTCTACCTCGAAGGGATCTGAGCCGTGCGCCGCTACACCGTGCAGCACGACTACCGGGCCGAGACCGACGGCCGGCTCTTCGGCCCGTGGGTCGCCGGCGACGAGGTGCAGCTTGCCGACGACGACGCCGCCTGGGTCGGCCGCAGCTCCCCCGGCGTCCTCAAACTCACCCGCGCCCGCAAGACCCGCGGCAGCGACGGCAAGCCCACCGGTGGCGGGACCGACCCGAACGGCGGCAGCGCCGCCGGCGGCGACCCGGACGACGCCGACGACGAGCCGGGCGGCGAACCACCACCAGGGTGAGACTTGCGCGGGGAACCGCTTCCGGGGCTGCAACTGACCCGTGCTTCTTGCAAACCGAGGACTACGGCCCTCTGCCTTCTATACGAATCAACTTCGAGGGCGACCATTCTTCCGTATCGGAACACGTCGGCGCCCAACCACCACTCATCAGTGGTTGGGCACCGGCGATCGCCGAGGTTGACTATTAGTCCTGTGTGATGAGTACATTCAGAAAGAAGGTCGCGGTGACCCCGGCCATGACACCTGGACCGAGACCCTGACTGAGCCCAACCAGGACGCCTACCGTTGCCCCCAACGCCAGCACTAGCGCTTCACGTGCGGGCATCAGCCCCATGGGGCACCGGATTTGACGCAGGGGATTATCCTGTCCATGCCGTCTTCCTTCCCAGTGCTGGAGTGCACCTGGATAATTGGGGGGCGGTATTGGCCCGCGTCCTAGCCCGACGCGGGCCATTCTTTTCGGAGCCTTGCCATCATCTCGCGCCTCCTCCCTCGTTTCGCTAATCCTGCTGGGTATGTCTCGGAGACGAGCAAAGCCCCATTGCACGGAGGACGCGTGCGACCCTAGCGGGCCGCTGGTAGACCGTCCGAAGTCTTCCGTGAAAGGGGGGCTTGCCTGGGCGTGGGAATAGTACCGCTGCGTTGATAAGCCGGCTCGGCTCTCATGGGAGTAATGGCCCCAATTTGCGAGGCTACGTGTCACCATCTGACCTACCGAGTGGCGTAGTCGTGCATCTATCTGATGCCAGAGGTGCGGCATGCACAGCATGTTTGATTCATTTGGTTCACTGCCGCGGCAGGTAATGGGGTGACGCCGGCGACGGTCCCTATAGAACGGATATAAGCGGCATATCAGGCACCTTCAAGCCTGGGAAGGAACCAACATGCGAAGGGCCTACCTCTACCCCGAGCGCGCCGGCGACGACGGGCCGATCCGATTCGCCGTAGCAACTGAGGGCCGCAAGGGTGCGCCGTGGCCCGCGACCTGAAGCAGGTCACCGGTACCGGCGATGTCGTGGCCGGGCCGGTGTTCCTGCAGTCGGTGGTGCTGTCCAACACCGGCGCCGCGGGCGTGCTGACCGTGCGGGACGGGACCGGCGCGGTACGCCTGACCCTGCGGTGCCCGGCCGACGGGACGGGCCTGTGGACGGCCGGCGACCCGAACGGCGTGCTGTTCGGCACGTCGGTCAACGTCGCCTCGATCACCGGCGTCGCATCGTTCGAGTTCTCCTGATGGCCGTGGTCAACGGGTACTGCACGGTGCTCGACGTCCGCGGCGAACTCGCCGATGCCGCCGGCCAGCTCGACACCTCGCTGATCGAGAAGGCGGTCAACGTCGCGTCCCGTGCGGTCGACCTGTACTGCGGCCGCCGGTTCTGGCTCGACCCGGTCGCGAAGGCCCGGCGGTACCGGCCCGACGATCCGGAGACCGTGTGGGTGCGCGACATCGGCTCGACGGCTGGGCTGGTGGTCGAGACGGACCCGGCCGGCGACGGATCGTGGGCGGCCACCTGGACCGCGGACGTGGACTACCAGCTGGAGCCGCTGGACGCCGACGCCGACGGCCCGGCGTACGCCTGGTGGCGGATCACCGCGATCGGACACCGGCGGTTCCCGGTCGCCCGCCGTGGCCGGGTCGGGCGCCCAACGCTGCGGGTGACCGCGCGGCATGGCTGGTCGCAGGTACCGGACGAGGTGGGCGAGGCCGCGACGCTGAAGGCGGTCAGCCTGTTCCGGCGCAAGGACGCGCCGTTCGGGGTGGTCGCAATGGGCGACTTCGGCGCGGTCCGGATCACCCGCCGCGACCCCGATGTGATCGAACTGCTCGATGGCTACCAGCGCGGCGACCTGCTCGCCGTCTGAGGAGAGGGACCGATATGGCGAACTCGCAGAGCACGCTGCGGGCGAACGCGGCGCTGGCCGGGTCGGAGAACTTGCCCGACCAGGACTCCCCGTACGCCCGCGGCGTGATCATCAACGTGGTGACCACGAACAAGGCGTCCTCGGCGTCACTAGTCGCCAAGATCCAGGGCAAGACCAAGCTGGGTACCTACTTCGACCTGCCCGGCGCGGCCACCGCGGCGATCACCTCCAACACCGTCACCACGCTGGTGCTGCGGCCCGGGGTCGCAGCGACCGCGAATTCCTCGGTGCCCGGCGGGCTGCCCCGCCAATGGCGGGTGGTGCTGACCCTCTCGGGCGGCACCTACGACTGCTCGGTCACCGCCGACCTGCTCACCTAGGCCGGCGCGGTGTTCGTCACGAGCCGGGACGCGATCGCCGCGGCGCTGTCCGATGTGGACGGTGTGACCGGGCACCGTACCCGGCCCACGACTCTGATCCCGGGCAACGCGTGGCCGCGGCTGGCCTCGATCGACCACGGCCCGGGCGGGGCGTTCTCCGCGACCTGGCACGTGGTCGTCGTGATGCACGGCGATGAGGCCGTTGCCGCCGAGCAGCTCGACGCTCTGCTGCCGGCGCTGGTCGAGGCCCTGGGCCCGGTGCTGTACGTCGACCAGGCGGCGCCGGTCCAGTTGGACACCGAGGTCGGCAAGGTCCTCGCCGTTCAGCTGACCGGCCGCAGCGAGTAGACCACGGCGCGGGGCACGCGCCATCGAACGAGGAGGACCGACAAATGCCCGCTCCCGCCGGCGCGTACGTGCTGAAGAACGTCACCGCGACGTTCGACGGCGACGAGTACGCCAACCAGCTGACCAAGGCCCGGCTGGTGCCCGACACCCCGACCCAGACCCTGCGCACCCTCGTGCCCGACGGCGTCGTGCAGGACACCGACACTCCCGTGTGGACACTGGAGCTGTCCGGCATCCAGGACTACGTCCAGGCGCGGGGCCTGGCCCGGTACCTGACCGACAACGCCGGCGACCAGGTCGAGGTCGTGCTCACCCCGAAGGTCGGCGGCGTGACCGCCACCGTCGACGTGATCCTCAAGGCCGTGCCCTTCGGCGGCGACCAGGGCAACTTCACCGTGTTCGAGATCGAGCTGCCCGTGGTGGGCACCCCGGTCTTCGCGTAAGGGGAGGCGGAGCGATGCAGCTGCGGTTCGACCTGGTGGTCGACTACGAGGACGGCGACCCCGTCGAGGTCACGGCCGGGCAGCGGGAGATGGCGCAGTGGGAGGCCGAGGCGTTCGGTTGCTCGGCGTCGCTGGCCATGGACCAGAAGGCCATGACGTTCATGCGGTACCTGGCCTGGGCGGCGCTGCGCCGCCGGCACTACCCGGAGAAGTTTCCGACGTTCGGCAAGTGGTCCGAGACGGTGCTGACCGTCGCCCCGAAGGACGACGAGGAGGACGAGCAGGCGCCGGACCCTACCCGGCCGGATCCGTCCAGCGAGGACTGATCTACATCGCCCTGGCGACCCGCCAGCCGCTCGCGCAGGTGCGGGACTGGGACGACCGGACGCTGGCCACGGCCCTGCAATACCTGGAGGACCAGCACGACCAGATGAAGGACGCGCAGCGAGGGAGGTGACGCCGTGGCGATCGAGGCGGTGCTGCCCGGCGTCCGGGTCGAGGGCCTGGCCCAGCTGTCGCGGCAGCTGCGCGCGGCCGGCGTCGGCCTGGACGACCTGAAGGACGTCATGGCCGCGATCGCCGCCGAGGGCGCCCGGGTCGCCGCCGAGCTGGCGCCCGAGCGCACCGGCCGGCTGCGCGCGACCATCCGCGGGAACCGGGCCGCGCGCAAGGCCACCGTGGCGGCCGGCCGCGCGTCGGTGAAGTACGCCGGCCCGGTCAACTACGGCTGGCCCGAGCGGCACATCGAGGCCAGCGAGTTCATGCAGCGCACCGACGACGTCATGGAACCGCGCGCCACCGAGATGCTCGACCAGGGCGTGCGGGACCTGATCGCCCGGCTGGAGTTGGGCTGATGGCCGGCACCATCAAGATCGCGATCCTGGCCAACGGCGCCCAGGCCGGCCGCGAGCTCGCCGGCGTCGACAAGCGGGTCAGGGCAACCATGGACCGCTTCCGCACGCTGGGCGACAACATCAAGACCGCGCTGAAGGTCGGCGCCGCCGTCGGCGCAGTCGGCGTGGTGACCGGGCTGCTCGGCGCGTTCAACGCCGCCTCCGACCTGAACGAGACGATCTCCAAGTCCGGGCAGGTGTTCGGCGCTCAGGCCGCGCAGGTCGAGGCGTTCGCCGCCTCGGCCGATAAGTCCATGGGTGTGTCCAAGCAGGCCGCCCTGGACGCCGCCAGCGCGCAGGGCGCCTACTTCAAGCAGATCGGGCTGACCAGCGAGCAGACCAAGCGGTTCGCGCTGGAGAACGTCAAGCTGGCCAGCGACCTGGCCAGCTTCAACAACGTCAACCCGACCGACGCGCTGGAGGCCATGCAGGCCGCGCTGGTCGGCGAGTACGACCCGATCCAGAAGCTGATCCCCGGTATCACCGCGGCCACCGTCCAGACCGAGGCGCTGCGGCTGAGCCACAAGAAGTCGGCCACGGCGCTGACCGAGGTCGACAAGCAGATGGCCCTGCACTCGCTGTTCCTCAAGGGCAGCACGCAGGCCCAAGGCGACTTCGCCCGGACCAGCGGCGGCGCGGCGAACCAGGCCCGGATCCTGAAGGCCGAGTTCCAGAACATCGTCGCGACCGTCGGGCAGAAGCTCCTGCCGATCGGCACCCGGCTGGTCGGCTTCGCCGCCCGCACCCTGCCCGGCGCGTTCAAGTCGCTCGGCAACGCCGCCAGCGTGCTGTTCAAGGGCGACTTCAAGGGCGGCATCTTCGGCCAGCTGGAGGACTCCAAGCTGGTCGACGTCCTGTTCCGGATCCGGGCCGCGGCCATCGCCGCGTTCGGCTACTTCAAGACCGAGGTGCTGCCCCGGCTCAAGGACTTCGGGTCGTTCCTGCTCGGCACCGTCGTGCCCGCCGTGACCGGCTTCGTGCAGTGGATGATCCGCAGCAAGGACGTCCTGATCCCGCTGGCCGTCGGCGTCGGCGCGATGGTCGCCGCCTTCAAGGTGTGGCGGGCCATCACCCTGGGCATGGCGCTGGCCCAGACGGTCCTGAACGTCGTCCTGGCCGCGAACCCCATCGGCCTGGTCGTCCTGGCGGTCGTCGGGCTGGTCGCCGGCCTGGTCGTGCTCTACAAGCGCTCCGAGGCGTTCCGCAGCATCGTGCAGGCGATCTGGGGCTGGCTGAAGGCGAACTGGCCGCTGCTGCTGGGCATCCTCATCGGCCCGGTCGGCGTGGCCATCGCCTGGATCGTCACCCACTGGGACCAGACCGTCTCGTTCTTCAAGGGCCTGCCCGGCAAGATCGGCCGGGCCGTCGCCGGCCTGTTCAAGGGCCCCACCGACCAGGCCGCCGGCGCCATCACCTGGCTGCGGCAGAAGTGGGACGGCTTCGTCGGCTGGGTCAAGGCGCTGCCCGGGAAGATCACCAAAGCCGCGCTGGGCATGTTCAAGGGCATCACCGACCAGGCCGCCGCCGCGGCGGCCAAGGTCACCAGCCTGTTCAACACCGCCATCGACAAGATCCTCGGCCGCGAGGGCACGTTCACCAAGACCGGCGCCGTCCCCCACCACGCCGGCGGCACCGGCTCGGCGCCGGCCGGCTGGGCCTGGGTCGGCGAGCGCGGCCCCGAGCTGGTCCGCTTCGGCGGCGGCGAGCAGGTCGTCAACGCCCGCGACTCGGCCGCGGCCGCCGCCGGCGGGACGGTCACCGTCGAGCTGGTCTCGACCGACCCGCTGCTGGCCTCGCTGCTCGCGCTGGTCGACGCCCGGGTCACCCAGGCGAACCGGGCGACCACCGCGGCCGCCCGGGCCGGCACCGGAAGGGCCCGCGTCCGGTGACCGCCGCCAGCGTCCACACCGCGGTGTACGACCCGGCGAACGCCCGCGTGCAGCTGAACTACTCCGGATTCGCTGCCGCCACCACCGGCCTGCAGGTGGTCCGCCGGGTCGTGTCCACCGGACGCCGCACGCTGGTCCGCGGCGCCCGGCTGATCGACATCGGCGACCCGGCCGCCGACACCGTGCAGCTGTTCGACTACGAGTTCCCGCCGGGCGTCGAGGTCGCCTACGACTACTACCAGTTCCCCGACACCACGGCGTGGCTCACCGCCACCGCGGCCGCCTACGACGTCGACGCGCCGTGGCTGAAGTCGGTGCTGCGGTCCTACCTGAACACCACCGTGCAGGTCGTCGGCTACGAGCCGTTCAGCCACGACATGCGCACCTCGGTGTACGCGCCGGTGCGCCGCAACCTGCCCGTCGGCGCCGGCGACGTCCGGCAGGCCCGCACGTTCGGCCTGACGCTGCGCACCACCACCGTCGGCGAGCGGGACGCGATCGACGACCTGCTCGCGGTCGGCGGGGTGTACTTCCTGCAGTACCCGTCGGGTAACGAGTCGCTGCCCGACCCCGGGTACGTCATGTGCACCGCCGCCCGGGAGGACCACGGGCCCGGCGCCGGCACCCGGCCGACCCGGTACTTCAGCCTGTCTCTGGTCGAGGTCACCCCGCCGGCCGCCGACCTGGCCGCCGCCAGCATCACCTGGACCGCCGCGGCCGAGCTGTACACCGACTGGGACGCGCTGGTCGCCGACAACGCCAGCTGGGACGAGCTGGTCGGCAAGGTCGCCGCCCCGGCCGAGATCGTGGTGACCTGATGCGGGACGTCTCGGCCGCCTTCCTGGCCGCGCTGCCCGGCTCCAACCTGGTCGCCGCCCGGGTCCGCCTGACGCACCACATGGTCCGCGGCATCGACGGCCGGATGTCACCGATCGGCCCCGCGCTGCCGCTGCTCGACGGCACGCTGACCCTCGACGGCACCGCCGACGAGCGCGGCCGCGTCGACCTCGAGTTCGCCCCGTACTGGCCGGCCGAGGGGCAGGACGAGCCGCACCCCGCCACCGGCGCGTTCGCCACCGCCGCCGACGACACCCGCCCCGGCCGGCCGGTGTGGCCCGCAGTGCCGGGCGACAACTTCGCCCCGTACGGATCCACCCTGCTGGTCGAGGCCGGCGTCGAGTTCGGCGGCGGGTCGGTCGAGTACGTGCAGCTGGGCCACTACCGCATCGACGACATGGACCAGGGCGACGAGCCCACCGGCCCGATCCGGGTCACCTGCCGCGACCTCATGGCGTTCCTGATCGACTCCCGGATGGTCTACGAGCAGTCGTTCCCGGCCGGCACCACCATGCAGACGGTGTTCGAGTCGCTGGTCATCGTCGACCCGCTGTACGGCTGGCGCGGCATGCCGCTGGGCTTCACGCCCGCCGACCTCGACCTCGACCCCACGTTCGCCACGCTGACCCTCGCCACCAGCCACACCACCGACGGGGAACGGTTCGCGTTCCTCGACGACCTCGTCCGCTCCCGCGGCTACATCTGGTACTGGGACCAGTTCGGCAAGCTGAAGGTCACCACCGCACCCGACCCGGCCACCCCGGTCACCTCGATCGCCGCCGGCGCCGGCGGGACCCTGCTGCGCGCCGGGCGCCGGCTGACCCGCGAGGGCGCCTACTCCATCGTCCGGGTCGACAGCGCCGACGTCTCGGCCACCGCCATGGTCCGCTACGTCAAGGACAACACCGAGGGCTTCGAGACCTTCGGCGCGGACCACTCGCCGACCAACGAATACACCTTCGGCTTCGTCCCGCTCTACTACTCCAGCCCGTTCGTCACCAACGACGCCCAGGCCCAGACGGCCGCAGAATCGCGCTACGCCGCTGTCAAGGG